GAGATTGATGATGAGCAATTGCAACAAATGACAATGGAAGAAGTTCAAGATCAAATTGATACATACACATCTGTTGCAGAAAAATGGGCCAATCATATTCTTACATGTCAAAAAGCAGAGTTTAATTTAAAAGAAAAAGGAGAAGATGCATTTAGAGACTTATTGATTTCAGCTAGAGAGTTCTATCATATATATGAAGACAATTCTAAATTAGGATTTAATATAGAAGTGGCCAATCCTAAAAACACATGGTTTCTTTCCACTCCTGATAAAAAGTATATATCTGATCCAACAGGAAGAGCACAAGGAGCGTATGCTGCTGGTACTGTGCAAGTTATGGAACTGTCAGAAATAATTGAAAGTATTCCTGATATAACTAAAGAAGAGATTGATCACCTAAGAAGTTCACTACAAGACTATGGATTGATTAATGTTCGTGAATCTAATCTAGGTAATCCAGATGCAACACCTGGTATTGACTCAGTGCAATATGATACATATGATCCTCTTGTTCTACAAACTAGAATGATTATTGAATCAGAAATGAAAGATAATGATGATGGACTAAAAGACTTTTTAGGACTTACATCTAATGTTTCTTCTTTTGGATATAAATATGTTGTTGTTCGTGCTTATTGGATTTCTAAAAAGAAAATTGGTAAACTCATCTATATAGATGAAATGGGCAATCAACAATCTACACTTGTTGATGAAAATTATAAATCAGGCACATTACCAACACAAGAGTCTTTAGAATGGGGATGGATTAATCAATGGTATCAAGGAATTAAAATTGGTCCAGACATCTATTTTATTAAGCCTTATAAGCTTTTAAACTATTGTCCTATTATAGGACTAATTCATGAGATAAAGAATACAGAGGCTAAATCCTTAGTAGATCTTATGAAACCTTTTCAGGTGCTTTATAATGTATGTATGAACCAATTATACAAGCTTCTTGAAAAAGAGGTGGGTAAGGTGTATCTTACATCTATAAGACATATTCCTATTCCTAAGGATGGAGATGCACAAGATGCATTAGATGTTTGGGAAATGGAGGCACGTAATAGAGGAGTGATGTTTATAGATGACTCTCCTGAGAATTTAAAAAGTCCTAGTTCGTTTAATCAATTTAGAGATATTGATCTTACACGTACACAAGAAATACAATCTCGTTATACATTAGCACAAACTTTAAAGAATGAGTGTTGGGAACTAATAGGTATGTCAAAACAAAGACTTGGATCTATATCTGCTAGTGAATCAGCAACAGGTACTAATGCAGCTATTTCACAATCATATTCTCAAACAGAACCTTTGTTTGTAGCTCATGAATATATATTAGGTCAATTATTTCAAGCAATAATTGATGCTGCTTTATATGTAGAATCTCAAAAACCAGAATCCACCCTTTCATATATTACAAATACAGGAGAGTCTGCCTTTGTTAAAGTGAATGGATCAGATCTTAAATTTAGAGATCTTAAGGTGTTTCTTACTAATAGACCAGAAGATCAAAGAATGTTTCAAGAAATTAGATCTTTATCTCAAGCAGTTCTTCAGAACGGTGGATCTTTATATGACATTATTGAATTATATTCAACCAATAGTGTAAGACAAATGAAGAAGGTGTTTAAAGATTTAAAAGTGAAGCAAGACCAAATGCAAGAGAGACAACAAGTGATGCAAGAAGAACAAATGAAAGCTCAACAAGAACAAGCTCAAGCACAATTACAACAGGTACAGCAAATAGCAGAACAAAAGATGGCACATGATGATTATCAAAAAGAACTTGATAGACTTTCTAAAGAAAAGATTGCTATTATTTCTGCTACAGGATATGGTAATGTACCAAGTGAAGATGAAAATTCTAACACTATTCCTGATGTATTAGAAATGAGTAAATTAACAAATGAACAAAATAAAGCTACAAAAGATTACCAATTGAAGATGGTGGAGATTAATTCTAAAAATAAACAAGCTTCTGAAAAAATAGCTATTGAGAGAGAGAAGCTTCAAGTGGATAGAGAAAATCAAGCCAATGATCTTGCTGTAGCAAAAGAGAACGCAAAAGGTAGAAACAAAAAATCTAAATAATGTTTGATAAACTAGTAGAACTCGTAATAAATTGGATGGATAAAATCATGCCAATTGTAATAATTCCTTCATACGAAGAAGGTGTTAGGTTAAGTTTTGGTAAATTTAAAAAAGTGCTATACCCAGGAGTTCATTTTAAAATACCTTTTGTAGATGAAATTATTAATCAACATGTTGTAGTGACCACCCTTAGCCTTCCAGCTCAATCACTATATACTCTTGATAAACAGAACTTTGTGGTGAAAGGTGTAATCAAATATAGAATCACTGATGTTAAAATATTTTTATTAGAAGTGTATGATGCTCAAGATGCTCTATCAGATATGACTTTAAGTATAATAAAAAATATAATAATATCACTTCCTGCAGAAAAATGTATAGATCCAGAACTAGATAATCTTCTTACAAAGAAAGTTAGAGTGGAAGCAAAGAAGTGGGGAGTTGAAATACAACAAGTCACTCTCACTGATCTAGCTCCAATTAAAAGTTATAGATTAATAAATGATAGTTTTTTAAACAAACTTGATTAAACAAAAATATATTAATGCTATATTACAACAAAAATTGGAACATATAATCAATCATCTCTTTGTAATAACATATATATAATTTACTTTTACATTCATAACCAACCAAATACAACTACATATGGCTGAAAACTTAGATAATGATAAATCATTTGGTAATTTTAGTATTGAAAATACCATGGAAATGGGAATGGGAAATTCTGAACTATTGAATGACTTAATGTCCCCAGAAACATCAACAAGTAGTCCTGATGATATTCAGGATATAACAGAAGAACCTGCTGCTCCTAAAACTAAAAAAACTGCTAAATCTATAGGTGAAACTATAAATGAAGCTAATGTTGAAAAAAAAGATGAAGCAGAGAATGATAAAAAATCTTTAACTGACTTCTTATTAGATGTTGATGAAGAGGAAGAAGAAGAAGTAAAACCTTCCACTGTTGTTGAATCAAGTTCTTCCACTGATGAACCTGAAGAAAAAGAAATTAGCAGATTTAGTGCTCTTTCTAACGACCTATATAAATTAGGTGTCTTTTCTAAGGATGATGATGAAGAAGCTTTACCAATTAACACTCCTGAGGAGTTTCTTGAAAGATTTCAAGAAGAAAAAAGAAAAGGTGCTATAGATGTGGTGAACACATTCATTAGTCAATTTGGAGAAGATTATCAACAAGCATTTGAAGCCATATATGTAAAAGGAGTTAATCCTAAGGAATATTTTGGTGCATATAATAGTATAACAAGTTTTGCTGAACTAGATCTATCTAATGAGTCAAATCAAATACATGTTTTAAAACAAGCATTGAATGATCAAGGATTTGAACCAGAAGATGTTGAAACAGAGATAGAAAGATTAAAAAACTACGGTGATCTTGAAACCGTTGCAGCAAAACACCATAAGGTGTTAATCAAAAAAGAAGCTATAAAACTTCAACAAATAGAGCAACATTCTCAACAATTGCTTCAACAGAAACAAGCTATTAAAAGTGAATATGCAAATAATGTAAATCATATTTTGCAAGAAAAACTAAAGACAAAAGAATTTGATGGTATTCCCATCAATCCAAAGTTAATAAACGAACTACAAGATTTTTTAATAACAGATAAGTATAAAACATCTTCAGGTGAACAAATCACTGAATTTGATCGTACTATTCTAGAATTAAAAAGACCTGAGAATCATGAGAAAAAAGTGAAACTAGGTCTTCTCCTTAAAATCTTAGAAAAAGATCCCACTCTATCCACTATTCAAAAAAGTGGAATAAGTAAAAAGTCTGACATTTTATTTAGTGAAGTGGCAAGACAAGTTACAAAAGAAGGAACAAAATCATCAAGTGGTTCAAACAAATCTAATTCATGGTTTTTATAACTAATTCATAACAAAAATTAAAAGAATAACAAAATGGCAATTCAAACAATCCCAGGTCTTACTGGTTTTACCTATGCTAGGGTCGCTTCTATGGACAAACGTGCTGTAGGTAAACTTACTGACTCAAATCACTTAGAGAGCTTTCACTCTACAGAACCTGCTGACTATGATAAAAAAATCATAAGTTTATACACACAAAGTTCTTTGTATAGTAATGACTTTTTAGACATGATAAATAAGAGTACTCCTTTCTATATCGACAATAATAGCGATGCATGGAAGTGGCAAGTACAAGTTCCTTACAAATTTCCTAAAATCATTGATGTTCCAGATTCAACCTTAGCGTTGAGCAAGCCTGGTATTGATGGTCAAGAGTTTTCTCTTGTATTGGACACTAATGAATTTTCTAAGAACGCTATTGTTTCTGTAGGAAGTCGTCAATATGGTCCTCGTTTTTATGTAGTAAAAGATCCTCAACCTTGGAACATGGGATTTCTTTATTCTTTTACATTAGTAACTGATAACCCAACTGTAGATTTTGTATCTAGCACTTTCTTAAATACAGGTATTGAACTAGAATTAGTTGATGCTGCTATTGGTGAATTTGATCAAGATCTTTTAGGTCTTCCAAGATTAGGTGAGCAAATCACAATGTTTGAATCTTTAGGTTCTGCATATGGTTATGAGCACAAAATCACTGAGTGGGCTGATGACAAGATGATGAGAGATGCTTCTGGCAAACCTTTAGATATCTTAGTATATGCTCCTCAAAGACGTAACCAATTACCTTTAACTCGTAATGATGTTAAATGGGAACCATTTATTGAGTTCTGGATGCGTAAGTCTATGTTAGAATTAAAAGTTAAGCGTATGATCTGGGCTAAGCCTGGTACAGTTAAGACTAATGGTTCTAAGCAAGAATTAAAAAGAACTTCTGCTGGTGTTTACCACAGAATGAGAAATAACGGTAACTTAGTTCAATACAACCGTGGAGAATTCACTGCAAACTTGATTCGTTCTGTGTTTGGTGACTTATTCTATCGTAGGGTGGATGTTAAGGATCGTAGAGTTAAAATGTATACCAATGAAGCTGGATTCGATGTATTCCAACAAGCTTTAAAGAATGATGCTTTAAATAGTGGTCTTACTTTCATGGCTGATTCTGGTAATCGTTACATGCAAGGCGAAGGACAACACATCACTTACAACTTTGCATTTGATGCAATGGTTACACGTGAGACTGGTCGTGTTGAACTTGTTCATTTAAAAGAACTAGATCTTCCACAAACAAATTTGGAATTTGGTCAAAATAAGAAATCTACACCTGTATTTATGGTATTTGATGTTAGTCCTATGAGCGATGGTTCAATGATTAATAATATTAGAGAAGTGAGAATGAAAGGTGCTCCTTCTATGACTTGGGGTTATATTGATGGAACTCGTCATCACTTAGGTTTTGCTAAATCTCAAGGTATGTCTAGTGCTAATAAATTCCCAGGATATGAAATTTGGATGAAAGATCGTTGTGATGTATTCATTGAAGATTTATCTAGAACAGTATTGATCGAAGAGATTCCTCAATTCTAATAATGCCCCTCTAAGAAGAGTGTTCTTAGACTGACACCAATGGTGTTTTGCATAAAAAAACCAGAAGACTTTCCCCCCACCTCCAAGTGGGGGAGTCTTCTACACAGATGGACAGATAGGCTTTATGCTTCATTGTGTTCCCTTCGATGGGAACCATCTGCAAATAAACCAAATAAAAACAACTACATATGGCTAGAATAGGAAAAATCTCTACAATTAGGAAAGAGTATAATAATTCGCAATTGCAAACAATGGATGCTGGTCTTGCACAAAAAGGTATGACAAGAATTCCTGGAACAGGGGTATTTAAATATCCTTACAAGGAATTAGATGGTCAATATAGAACAGGTCTTGATGTGAATGCTGCTTATATTAAAAGAATTCAAGATCCTACTGAAAAAGAACTAGAAATAGAACGTGTATCAGAACTTAAAACAAAACTAGAATCTGCCTTAGGAGATGTAAACTTAGGATCTCGTTCTCCATTTTGGAACTACGGACTTTCAACATCAACAGAAGATGTACTACATGTACAATCTGTAAAACTAATGGATGGTGATAATTATTTTGATTTAGGAAATCCTTTACAAGAATTAGCTTTTTCATGGTTAAGAGTTCATCCTACAATTGCTTCGAGTTATCAAGCATGGGAGAGAGGTGAATACCCAGCAGATTCACAATTTTATGTAGCAGATGATGAGATTGAAAATAAGGTGATCTTTAAAAAGAAACAACTTATTAATAAAGCAATTGTTAAGTTTGATTCAATGTCTCCTGAGAAGAAAAGAAAAGTGGCAAGATTATTAGGACTTCCTGTAACAGATAATAGTAAAGAAGAATTAGTATACAATTTAGTTGATAATGCTCTTAAGCAAACTGAATTTAAAAATGGTAAATACCAAGGATTAAATCCTGTTGAAGTGTTTGGTAGATTTGCTGATATGAAAGAAAACATATTACATATCAAAGATCTTGTAAAACAATCAATTACACATTCAGTATATAGACAAAAACCTAACGGTAGAGTTTATGAAGGAGATTTTGAAGTTGCTAAAGATGAAGAAGATTTAGTAAAGTTTCTAGCTGATGAAGATAACCAAGATGAACTAATCACTCTTGAACAAAAATTAAAAACTAAGAAACTAGCTGCTATGTAAGGAGATAGTTTTAAAATAATAACATGATACCTGTAGACAGTTTATTATATAAAATAGATCAGAAACTAAATAAACTATCAAGCAATGAACATCAACAGATTCAATTAGAAGATAAAATCCTAGCTTTAAATGAAGCTCAGATTAAGCTTATAAAACAAAAGGTTGATGGTCAAAGTACAAATTCTGGTCTTGGCATGGACGCATTTAAAAAGCGTTATGAAGACTTACAGAGTTTAGTGATTAATTATAATAATCAACCATTAGATTTAACATTATTAAATGTAGAATTAAATCAATGGCGTGCAAATATTCATCAATTAGTTCCTAAATACATGTTCTATGTAGATAGTTATGTAGTGGCTGATAAAGGAAGATGTAAAGATAGAAAGATTTGGATTAACAGAGATCTTGCTAAACATAGCGATCTTCAGTTTATTCTGAATAATACACACTACAAACCTTCTTTTGAATATCAAGAAACATTTAACTTTCTTTCTTCTGATGAAATAAGTATATTCACTGATGGTACATTTATACCAAAAACAATTAATATAATGTATATGAGATATCCTCAATACATTAATAAAGATGGATATATAATGCTAGATGGTCAGCCATCATTTGATCAAGATTGTGAATTAGAATTATACTTAGAAGATGAACTTCTTGATTTAACAGTTCAAAACCTAGCAATGTATACAGAAAATTCAAGTGCTGTTCAAAGTGCAACATATAGAATTCAAACAAACGAATAATTTTTAACATTTAAATATATAACAAAATGGCCGATTTTTCATTAACAACCCTCTTCGTGGTTCCTGTTGGTACTTCAATTGCCAATAGCGGTTCTACGCAAGACCTTTCAGCTGGAGAAGTAGGATTCTTCAGAAGCGATTACACTGTTGCAACTGCAGGTAATATTGCAGCATCTCCTTATTTTTACGTAGCACAAGGACGAGTGAATACTTATCTTCAAGGATCTAAAAGATCTGATAAGATTAAAGGATGTCCTTCTGGATCTGGATGTAGTTCAAATGTAACAGAACTTTATAAAGTTGCTGGTTGTCCTACCCCTGCCACTCAAGTGACAGACGTTGATAACTGGACTGTACAATGTGGTGATGTTGTAACATTAACTTTACGTGCACACTCTTCTTACATTGACACATTGTATTTTAATGGTTTCACTCGTAGTGTAACTGTTCAAGCACCTTGTTGTGATTGTGGTGGTGATCCATGTACTGATGTGGATGTTCCTGCTTTAATTGATCAATTTATTATTAAATTGACACAACAAGCTCCTGGTAACAACCCTGATAATATTTCATTTAACACTTTTTATCAATTTCAAAGAATTGGTAATGATGCTAGTGCCATCTTGCGTATAACTGGTAAGCCTTTAACTGCTTATGGTCAACCTTGTGATGTTGCAGCATTTCCTTTCGAATATGACAGAATGTATTTCCGTACATTTGTATACAGTGGACCTGCTACTACAGCTGACTTTATTGTTGCTGATAATTGTAACACTGTTGCTGATGCTGTAGTTATACAACGTGCATCTTATGCTACAGGTACATCTGCAGAGATTGCTCAATTAGAGAAAAACTTTTATTCTTATCAAGCTGGATATTTGAAACATTTATACAGAATGGTTGGATATAATGAAAACTTTGAAAGTTGGGTTAGTTCTGGTACTACATATGATACTTTTTATATTAGATTTAATGAGTATGATAAGTCTGCATATCAGTGGGGTGATTACATTATGGAAGATTCAACGGTAATAATTGCTGTTGAAGCAGGATCTGGTGCTGAAACTACTGTTAGTGCTATACTAAATGCTGCTTTAGGTACAATAAGTTTTGATAATACATGTGTAACAACTACATCAACCACAACAACCGTGTGGCCAAGTACATCAACAACTACCACTTTGATTCCTTAATAAGTAAGAGGTATAAATAATATCATATAACCTATGCCAGAGGGAAAGAGGATTAAATCTCAAAATCCTCTGGCATATTTATTTTAAATAACATGGCAGCTTTAAATTTAGACATATTAGTAATTCCTACATATAATGTATTAACATTAGGTGTTGCTGACATTTCTACATATCCTGTTTCCCCTATTGTTTCTTCTCCCACTATTGAAATAACTGTTCCAGGTTTTGGAAAAATCACTCTCCCTTTTATCCCTAATGATTTTAATGTTTTTACATCTTTAACACTTGGTATAACTAGTGTTGGTCAGCCTCTATTACCTCTTCCTGATGGTGTTTACTATTTAAGATATTCTGTCACTCCTTCATATATAAATTATGTAGAGAGAACAATTATTCGTGTAGAACAACTTCAAGAAAAGTTTGATAATGCATTTATGCAATTAGATATGATGGAATGTGATAGAGCTATTAAAACTCAATCTAAGGTGGATTTAACCAGTATATATTTCTTTATACAAGGAGCAATTGCTGCAGCTAATAACTGTGCAATAATTGAATCAAATAAACTTTACAACCAAGCAAGTAAAATGTTAAATAATTTTATGAGAAATGGTTGTCAATGTTTTGGAAATAATTATATAATTAATTTTTCTTAAAATGGCAAACTGTCGTAATTGTGGAGCAAAATTTGGTTGTGGCTGTCAATTAATTAATGGCCTTTGTGCAGCGTGTAATGCTGCATTAACTAAAGGCACAAAAAGAATAAAAGATGTTATTACCCAAACTTACAAATTGTGTAGATTGTTCTAGTATTCCTGCTTTACTTGCAGATATTAATTGTAAGTTGGCAGAACTTGCAAATAATCTATATAATAATACAGTATTTTCTTTAAATCGTTCTATAAAAAGCGAAGTGACTTTTGATCTCATAAACTATAAAAGAATTCTATTATATAGAGCTTGTAATATAGATTATGGTAATTATTGTAACACTGATATTTCATTAGAAATGATTGCAAGTAGAGTAAAACTATTAATACACAAATAAAAATAAAAATAAATGTCTTGTTCAAATTGTTATAATGGATGTTCAGAAATTGTTTCTGATCAATGTGTTAAATATACAGGAGTTAATGTTCCTGTTCTTGGTATTCAAACTGGAGATTCTCTATCGTATGTTGAACAAGCATTGATTGAATTTCTTTCATCTACATTAAATGGAACAGGAATTAAACCAGATATTGATCCTGCTATAATATGTACATTAGTTCAACAATATCTTCCTGATTGTGGAGATATTACAGCTGTTGATTTATTTAATGCTTTAATTAAAGCTGCTTGTGATCTTCAAGAACAAATTGATATTATTGTTGCAGACATTGCAGTTATTGAAGCTCCTTATACAGTGGGTTGTTTAACTGGTGTTATATCAACTTCTGGAACACATGCTATTTTACAAGCTGTAATAACAAAACTTTGTTCAATAGATGTAGCATTAACAGCACTCACTCTTGATGTTAATACTAATTATGTAAAACTTGCTGATTTATGCACACTTGTTGATGCTTGTATAGCTCCTATTCCTACTGCTCCAGAACAATATAAAAAAATGGTTCCTTATACAGTGGTAGAATATTATGGAACTTTGGCAAACTTTGATGCAGCTGGAATTGGAATTACTGGACTTGGTTGGCAATATATATATTTATGTAATGGAGCTAATGGCACTCCTGATAAAAGAGGAAGAACACCTGTTGGTGTAACCACTGTTACTGGTGGTGGTGCATTTAATCCAAATGTAGATCCTGCATTCCCTGGTAATATAAACTATACATTAAATCAAATATATGGAACTAACACAGTAACGCTTACAACAAATCAAATTCCTGCACATACACATAATGCAATAACTGTTATATCTCCTGATCCTCATACTCACACTTATAATACAGGTTCACGAACTACTACTGGTTGGAGTGGAGATAATGATGTTGATAATCTTGGTCCTCTAAATTCTACTACAGGAAGCACATCGTTAACAGCAACCACAACGATTGGTTCTACAGGAACAGGTCTTTCACATTCTAATATTCAACCTGTATTAGCTTGTAATTATATAATGTATATTCCTTAGTTTAAATAAATTAATTATAAATGTCTTGTAATCCTGGAACACCGTGTTATTCAACCAAAGTAGGTTATCCTAAAGGATGTAATACAAACTATCCATGTGGTGTAAAAAAAATAACCACTGATGATATTGTATATTCAGGAGCAAATCTTCCTTGTTCTGGAATAAACACATGTGATACACTTACAGTGGTTATTCAAAAAATAGATACATTTCTATGTGAAAGTTATATATGTGAGGTAGTGGCACAATGTTCTACCACCACCACCACAACAACAACAATTCTTCCTTTCACTTGTAATCCTTGTGTAACATATCTTTTAATCAACACTACATCTGTTCCTCAACTGTATAGTTGGACAGATTGTTATGGTGTAGTATATAGTGATTTCCAAATATTAGGAGATCAAGCTATACAGATATGTGTTTGTGAAGGTTCTCTTAGTTATAATCCAGAAGACATTTTAGCCTATCCTATTGGAGCAGGATGTCATCCTGTACAAGATACAACAACCACTACATCCACATCCACATCAACAACAACTACTACCACAACATTTTTTCCTATACAGTTTTGTGTATGGTCTACAGATTTTGTAGAAACATCAGAATATAATGTAACTACAAATACTCTTTATAATGTTCCGATAGATAATGATCTTGTAGGAGTTGTTGGTATGACATCTACATATACAAAATTGTGGAAATATGATCCAATTACTAGAACAATTAGAGAATGGTTTATAAACTCTAATCCTGATTCTCTTGCATTTAATAGAAATATAACACATCAAGATCAATATCCTAACTGGATAACTAATTCTGTTATTGCAGCTGTAGATAATAACACTATTCTTACAACACTTAATCCTACAAGTCTAATTTATCCATTAGGTGTTCCAGGAACAGTATTGTTATGGAAATATGATATATCTACAAACAGTGCATCCTATGGAACTGCTTTATTTGGAATAACAGCAACATATAATGCAACATCAATGATGTTTACTACAGATAGTAAATTAATTGTTATTGCATCTAGATTGATTAATAGTGTTCCTACATTTTATTTAACTCAATATTCATACCCAGATGGATTAGTAGAAGTAGATATTAGTTTAGCATCTATATTGTTTAATCCTAGTGCTATTAGTTTAGGTATTTATGTAATTACACACAATAATGAAATTTACCTTATAAGAACTTATGATAGCTCTTTATTTAAAATAGATACTACTTACCCATATGCAATAACAGAAGTTACAGCTAATTTAGGATTTCAACAAGAAAGAATATTTGAATCATCCACTGGAGAATGTAATAATGTTAGTTTCACTTCTCAATTTCCTCAATGCGGTACAACTATTCCAAAGGTAGGAGAAACTTTTACTTATTTTGGAGTGACAGGAACTGTTACAACACTTAGTGGAGGAATTGCTATTTATGGGTTTCTTTCTCCAGGATATTTTACACAATGTTCAGCACTGTGGCAACCTCCATTTTATTGGATAGCTAATGGTCCACCTGCTACAATTGTATTAACATTTAATAGCCCTATTAATAACGTAGGTATTGTACTTAGTATATTAAATCTTGGTGATGTTTTTACAATTACAACAAATACAGAGGTTCCTACTTTAACAGCAAATATTTCATGTTATTCACATGTTTCTGGTAATCAAATAATAACTGATCCAAGTTTACCAGGGCTTGGAGGAGATGGACAATTTACAATCACTACAATCACTCCTTATACAGTGTTAACTATAGTGGCTACAAATGGTGGTAATGGTGGTCCTATAGGACTAAGTTGTGATCCTAATGCACCACCAACAACTACTACTACAACAAGTACTACTACATTAGCTCCAACAGGATTTAATACTATATACACACACTTTGAAGCTTTATAATTATGAATATTGAAGATATAAAATTAAAGGTACAAGAGTTGGCTGTTTCTACTTCTAACATCAATAGTGTTTCCTATGGATTTAAATTTGTTGGAAAAGAACAAACTAATGAGCTTTGTATAATGTATGGTGTAGAACAGAAAAAACCTCTGTCTGAACTATCTGCTGAAGAAATTTTACCTAGTGAAATAACTATAGGAGATCAAGTCTTAAGAACAGATGTATATGAAATTAGTAGAGCAGAATTATTAGCATGTAATCCAGTATGTGGTCAAGTTGCAGGTGCAAATTCTGCAGCTAATAGAGCTTTTACAAGACCATTAAAAGGTGGTTTATCAATTACATCAACTAATAATGTATCCACTGTAGGAACACTTGGATTTATAGGTGTGCATACAGAAACACAAACACTAGTAGGTGTTACTAATAACCACGTTCTTATACAAGATGCATTCTTTACATCAGAAAGAAATTTAACTGGTGTTATTAAAAATGAATACTCTCCAGTAGACTATGTATATCAAGATGGTGAATCTGGAGTTATTCCTCCTTTAAACTATAATATTGGTCAAACATTAAGATATGTTCCTATTTCAAAAAATAATATTAATTTTGTTGATGGTGCAATATGTTCTTTAGAAGCTGCAGATGTAAATATTGCAACATCATATCAACAGGCTGGAGTTAGTGATTATACACTTCCTCTTCCATTTGCTTCAACATCAGAGATAGATAATTTATTATCTACAAATCCAATGTTATATAGTTCTGGTAGAACTACAGGACCAAAAGGTGGTGTATCTTGTCCAGTTAGAGTGTTTGCTATATTTTCATCAACAATATTAACATATAATTTACAAGGAACTCCTACAATTTGTCAATTTCTTGATCAAATAACATTTGTTAAACCAGAGAATGATCCTAGTTTAACAACTATTTGTTCTAATCCAATATATTCTGGTGATTCAGGATCTGCATTGATTGCTGATTTTGGTGGTGTAAGAAAAATAATTGGATTGGTATTTGCTGCAGGATCAGTTGGTGGTATAATCTATTATGGATATGCAAATAGAATTGATAGAGTGGCTACAGAACTAGGTATAGAAGCTTGGGATGGAACAGCTAAAAGTTATGTAGATCCAGCATCTATTACATATAAAACTACTTATAATGGTAGCTCAAATAAAATATTAAATTGTGCTAGTACAAACTACTGGCAAGTAGGATTAACTATACTAAATACCCCTTGTTAACTCTAAAATTATAAAAAATAAACCAAATGACAATATTAATAACATTAACTGTTGCTGGAACTGATACAGGTCCATTTAATCTATATTCTAATTTAGATGGATATACATCAGCGTTTGAAACAGGAGTGGCTAAAATTGACCTAGTTGCAGGTTATATATCAGGAGTTGTTCCTGATGGTACTACAATAATTAAAGTGGTATCTGATAATCCTATTTGTACAAATGATATAAACATTCCATTAAATTTAACTACTACCACTACAACAACTATAGCTAATCCTGCTACATCAATTTTAAGGTTTGATAATTACACAAGTGGTCTTTTTGAATTTACATTATCCAATCCTATTTATTCTACAAATATTATTGTAAGTAGTGCTACAGTGGAAGGATGGACAAGTGGAACAGAATGTGCAGGTGAAACAGATGATAGTGATTATGTTGATTGGTTAAATCCTATAATTGTAGGAGCTGGATCATCCACCGCTTCTTCTTTTGGAAATACACCAATGTCTCCTATAGTACAAAGCTGGAAAAGAGGAATTACTATTACAATAGATGGATATGGAAATTATGTAGATGCTGATACATTAACAATAGATGGAACACTTGTCACTGTAGAAATACCTAATGACTGTGAAATATATACTTCTACTTTATTTACAGAATATTCAGTGGGCGTTACAGTTAATTGTCCTACAGAATGTGATAATATATGTATAACAACACCTATTACTGTTTATACAGTTTTTGGTGCAGGAATTGAAACAGGAGTAACTGTTTATACAGACTCCTTACTTAATACACCACTTACTGGATTTAACTATATATTAAATCCAAACACATTTCATATTTATACTATAGATACCAGTACAGGAGTTATAGGAGCTGATACATTATTAACATGTCCTCCATCAACCACCACATCAACAAGTAGTACAACAACAACAACAACCACCAGTATTCCTCTATAATAGATTAAAAGTTCTGTTTGTTGGTTTACAGAGCATCTCCCTAAGTTTTTACTTGGGGAGTTTTTATATAATCTCTAATTACATTGATTAAACAATATAATTAAATAAGTTAAATTAATTTGGTAAATATAAAACAAATATCTATCTTTGTACTAATTTTAACTAAACTAAAC